CCCTCGCGAGGCTGGTCGCCAAGGGAAAGATCCGGACACGCCACTTCGAGCTGCAGAGCACGTTCCTGCCGCATGTGCAGCGGGGAATGGGGTGTACACTCGTCCTGCCCGGCGGGGAATCCGTCGCCTGTGAGATCGCCACCTATGCACACAAGGTGGTCGGGAATACGTTGGCCACGGCCCGTACCGACGTGGTGCTTGATGAGATCACCGCATTCATCCCTGTCTACAACCCGAGCATCGTGAACGGCAAGCCGGGGACTGTGGTCCCGAAGAAGGGGGAACAGGGGGATCCGGGAGAGGACGCCTATCAGATCCAGATACTTTCGGAGCAAGGCACCACATTCCGGATGGGGCAGGAATTCACCACCACCATGCACGCACGGGTCTGGCAGGGCAGTGAAGAGATAACCGACCTGTTTTCTGATTCGGATTTCAGATGGACCAGGACCAGCTCCGATACGCATGCGGATGAGGTGTGGAACTCGGCCCATTATTCGACAGGCTCCAAGAGCCTGGTTATCACACAAGAAGACGTGGTAGGCAGGAGCAACTTCTTCTGCGAACTGCTGCGCGAAAGGAGTAGTTGAATGGCAGTCACTATTGGACAGATCACGATCATGGATTTCAACGACGGGGTGACCCTCACCGGGTATATCTCGAGCAACCACACCAAGAATGTGAAGTACGACGGGAACAACGAGAGTTATACCCCGGACTTCGTTTCGGTTCCCCTGGTGCTCACACCGAGCCTGTTCGTTGCGGGTAGCGGCACCGACATCATGTCCAGCGGCACCAACGTGCAGGCGGTGACCTGGAAGCGCAAGGCGAACAACCAGACGGGAGAGAACAACTTAAGCGCGGGGGAGAGCGTGGGAGCTTCGTTTCCCAAGGCCCTCACAGTGGCATCGCAGCCGTTCTCTTCCTCGGTCTTCAGCGTGGAGTACATCTGCACGATCGTCTACCGCGATCCGGCGACCGGATTGGATCTGACGTACAAGAACTCGGTGACGGTCCAGAAGGTGACCGAGGGCAACAACATCGCCATCGCCGAGGTCTCGGCGGATCCGGGCTTCGCCTTCAAGAACGGACTTCCCTCCTCCATCACCCTCTCGGCCCATCTGTATCGCGGTGCGACCAAGGATACGACCAACCTCACCTATGTGTGGGAGAAGCTTGTTGCGGGCACGTGGACGGCGATCAGCGGAGCGACCGGTGCGACGTATGTGGTGACCGAGTCCATGGTGGCAAGCCTGCAGCAATTCCGGGTGAAGATCAGCGACTCGGTGGTGGGCGATACCTATACCAGTGATCCGGTGACGGTACTGGACTTCAACGACCCGATCCAGGTGGTTATCGAGTCGACCGGTGGTGTGGTGTTCAAGAATGGGATCGGAACCACCACACTCAAGGCGAAACTGTTCCAGAATGGAGCGGAGATCGACGCGGGGGGCACCGGTTACACCTACACGTGGACCGTATTGAACAAGGACGGATCCGCGCGCAACTTCGCCGATGCGTCGGCCTCGAAGACGGGGAAAACAATCTCGGTTGGGACCTCGGATGTGGATGTGAAGTCCACTTTTGTATGTACGGTGAGTTGAGGAGTCGGCATGGCAGCAGCGATCGGGCAGATTACAATCACGGACATCCTCGACGGTTCGCACTATGAGGATCAGTATGCCTCCAACACCTCGGAGACCACCGCTCCATCAAGCGGCTGGTCATCCAGTGTCCCGGCTCCCCAGGTCGGATATTTCATCTGGAAGAGGTCGCGTGAAGCGTACGCGGACGGAACCTTCGGATCGTGGAACACCGCGTTCCGGGTAACGGGAGCCAAGGGATCCGCGGGAGCGACAGGACCTGCCGGACCTCAAGGAAATACAGGGGCGACCGGCCCGCAAGGTCCCGCGGGCAATCCGGGGCAACTCGGGGTATATACCGATGGAGCGACCCTCCATCTGAAGGGATTCGCCGAGGATGGCAAGCTGACACAAGGCTATGGGTATATCTATGTGGAGCAATCGAAGTTGATGGTACCACAATATTCGCAGGCGCTCACAGGGGAAGGCCAGGGTTACATCGTCTTCGATGTGGGCATCGGTGTGGTCAGGTATGCCAAGGTGGTTCCCGAATCGAATGCGATTCTTTGGAAAGACTTCAACAGCCTTGATCCGATAACTCTCGGCAACGCCTATGTTATCGGCCTGTTCCGGGTCGATGGAGGGATAGTGAACAGCCATAGGATCATCGGTCAGATACAGGTGAGCGCATTCTATAAGGCGTACCTGATGGAGCTTCTGGCATCGGGAGACTGGGAGTCCAGCACCGTATGGGCCGAGGCTATGGGAGTGTCGCATATGTTCACCAGCATCGCCGCATTGGATATGTTCGTGGAGGCGCTGGTCGCCAACGAGGCGTTCATAGCCAGACTCGGCTCCAAGTTCATCGAGTTGAAGGACAACGGATACATAAAGTCGGAGAACTTTGCGTGGACCCCGTCAAGCAAGACCGGATTCAAGTTGACAGCGGACGGAATCATGCAGGCTGTGGCGGCAACGCTGGTCCAGGCAACCATTGACTCCACCGACGGTTCGGGGACACTGTTGAAGACGCAATATGGGGCGATCGGCGAGGCGGTCCCCTGTTCCGCTCCCTCCAGGTGGCGAGCCTCGGATTTGTGCGCGGAATTGGCTCTTGGTTCGGAGGGGACACTACTCTATGACGGTGTCTCCTACAGCTACAAGCGCATTGGAGGTGCGCATACCTTGGGCATCCTCTCCGGCAACAAGACCTGGACATGCTGCAGGACCGGCAACTACGGCATCAGGTTGGGGGCGGTTTCCGGGCATTATTCATCGGTAGAGATAACCCACAACGGCGTCACAACCAAATATTACTCTCCGTATGACGGTGAAAACTATTACGATGTGACTATCCATGCGGGAGACCTTGTTGTGAGCAGCATTGTGAATTCCCAGACATCGTGGGTTAGCGTTTACTTCAAGGACGAGGGGCTTGCAATATTCACGCCTGCTTCGGGAACAGGACCCTCGTTCATCCTCACAATCGGTGACAGCGGGGTCCTTGCAATCCAAAAGAGACTGGTTGTCGGTATCTGGGATTCCAACAACCATTTGGTGATGGCTCCGATGACCGGATGGAATGCCTCGGACTTGGAGACCAATATACCGAAACCTTGCGATATCAACAGCATCATCCATCACAATGGCAACCAATACCACCTGCATAGCGTCGTGAAGACCGGCACAAGCCTCAACCTGCAGACCATCGAGGGACCGACACTCGTGTTGTCCTCATTGGTGGATTCGGGCGATTTCGCATATACCGGATGGCACCAGATATCGGGATCCCTGCAGTATGTGACTGAAGAGAGGGGCCTGCTCACAGACAACCTGATTCCCGCGAACAGCACACGTACGGTCGGCACGGCGGCCAGCCCGTTCGGTTCGGGATATTTCCAGGCTGTCAACGCGGACATTGTCTACGGGGCGGTGTTCAACTGATGGCTACGGCAGGCGATTCGATAAACAAGGCCAACCTGGGCACGGACTTGGTGTATACGTGGGGAAATTACAGTTGGTATGGAGCCGATTACTTCACCTACATATTTGCCAACAGCCTGTGGGTGAGGCATTACTCCGGGACCCCGAGCAGCATATTCAAGGCGAATCCATCCGTCAATGTTGAATTCTGGCGGTATTCGATATCCCAGCAGGCGTGGGTATTCCTACATTCCTACACGGACGGTAGGGACACCAGCACCGCCTACAGGGTCCGTTGTCCATACAATCCGGTGGTCGATGGAATAGGCCCATCGCTGCGGTATTCATACGATGGTTCCGACTCGTATCTGTTTTGCCTCAAGCACCGGTTGACCGCAGGGGAACACAACAGGACCCATCTGCGGGTAAACGTCTACAGCATTGGGGCAGACACCACGTATGACGAGACGGTCAAGGGGAGGTTGGTGTATGGGAGGAGTGAGGACAAAGCTTTCGAGCCCCAAATCGCCACACCGATGTCCAACTATTCCTTGACCCAGAGTTGGCTCACTACGGAGGGAAGGCGGGGATCGCCGATAACACCGGGCGATATAAAAAGGATGACGAGTGTGAAATCCGCGATTTCATTCACTTGAGGAGGTTCGGATGCTTGGTGACTTGTACTTCCACCCACGCAAGGTAGATGGCCAGAAATTTCTCCGCATCATCACGAACCTGCTGTCAGTTCCCCAAGTGTCTGCCAAGAGTCTCAGGAAAATGGAGGGTGACGATGAGTGATCTGGTGAAGGTCGCGGTCATAACCGGGGTGATCACCCTGGTGAATGGGCCTCTGGTAATCGGACTGTTGTCCAGGAAATCGAGGAAAGACGACGAGGTGCGCAAGCTGCGCGGGGATGTGGCCAAGCTGTTCAAGCTGGTGGACCGGATCGCCGAGGGGCTCACCTACGGGCTGGAGAACGACGCGGTGATCTTCAACGCGTTCCGCAAGAACTCGATCAACGGAGAGAGCGAGGTCCAGGAGCAGAAGATGCGGGACTACTTCTCTCGCTGCGCGACCGAGGGGTTCAAGAGTGGCAAGGAGGGCTGATATGGCAAAAAAGATAACGTTGGTGATACTGGTGGTTGCGTTCCTGGTGGGATGCATCGGTTCGTGGTTCGAGGTATTCGACATGGACTCCTATACGAAGTTCCTGCTGACCTTCAGCCCGTTCTTCCTGGGGTTGGTCGCGTCGATCGGGACCAATTCGGTGGTGGAGAAGATCCAGGAGAAGAAGGGGCAGCCATGAACATCATAATCGGAATTGCAGGTGCCCTGTTCGCATTGCTTCTGGGGCTGCTGGGAATCGAACGTAAGAAGGGTTCCAAGGAACGCTCTGCCAAGGAGGAAGCCGAATCGGAGCGCGACAGGCTGCGGATCCAATTCTCACTCGAGCAGGAGGCGGGCAGGATCAAGGACAAGCTGCGCTTGAAGCAGAAGGGCAACGAGGCCGAATTGGAAGAGGTGGTGCAGGCGGTCCAGGATATCGAGGATAAGGAGGTTCCGGATGAACAGAAGAGGAAGGAGAAGGCCAACCTGGTCAACGATCTTACTGATAGTTTCAACAATCGTACTCGTCGGCTGCGCGACGGCAAGTGACATTCCCACGCCGGTGGATATCCCATCCTTCGAGGCGGTCCGGCCGGTCCCTCCGGTGTTGGAGATGGTTCCCCAGGACTCCGACATTCCGGATGAGATGATCCGCAACTATGCGAGGCTCATGCGGTGGGCGTACGACCTGGAGGATTATGCCTGGGGTGGGGAAGAGCTTGGTGGGTTGGAACTGATTATTAAACGTTTAGCTGAATTGTATAAAAAGTAGGAATTGTACTTCAATTTGAGCAAATATAGTGTTATGACCTTCTCATGCGGATACTAGATTTGTATCGATTTAAACAATTTGCCCCTCTAGCATTTCCTCTAGTATTTCAATTGACAGGGTGCTATCCTAGTGATAGCCTCTATATGTCTGTGATTCGATTATTATCGAGGGTTTAGAGTTGCTGATGTTGCGAGATGGGTTTGCGTCATGCAATTTGAAGGAAGTCTCATGAAAGCTGCAATTCCAGAAGTGTTGATAATGAATCTTTTTAATAATTCAGTTGATAAAAGTCTGAAAATTGATGTTTTTAACTTCCACAAGGCTTTTTATCAGGTAAAACGCTCGTCGAAATTCCAAGAAGTAATGAAGAAAATTAAATTTTGTGGTTCCCCTGCCAGTCCTTATTCTGTAGCACTTGATGAAGCTCTTTCAAACCTTCAGTATGCGGGAGCTCTGAGCAGAAAAAATCCAGATTTAGTTATGTATTCAGCGTCAGAGAATTTTAATAAATTATTTGAAAAATTGAATGTTGATTTTGACTCTGAAGAGATTTCCATTTTAAATGATTTAAGTAAAGAAGTAGCTCACGCATTATGACACTTGATGAACTCAAGGTTGATATCGATGCCTATTGTAGGAAAAATCTTCCGGAAAAATTAGAAAAAGTACCAACTTCAAAAGTCATCCACGATACAACTTGGGGCACAAATCGTTTTAAAACATATGAAATCTCAATAATCAATACACCGCTATTTCAAAGACTCAGATTGGTTACCCAAATGGGTTTTGCTAATTATGTCTATCCATCTGCTAGACATTCAAGATTCGAACACAGTCTTGGAGTTACCATTCTTGTTGAGAAAATGTGTAAGCATATCAACACTGATTCCGAAGAAATTTCTGATAACGATATTGTTGCTCTCCGTTTAGCTGGTTTATTACATGATATCGGGCATTGTCTCTTTTCGCACACCTCGGAACTAGTGTATTCCAGTTTATTGGAAAATTTCATCGAGGAGGAGTTTGATGATCTTGCTGCTGTTGCTTCACATGAGTTTCTGGGGTACTTAATTGTTACATCAAAGTCTTTTAATACATATTTTAGTCTCCTTATGGAGAGAGATAAATTTAAAGTAGATCTTCAAGAAATTGCTTTAATGATTGTAGGGCGAACAATTGATGAGAGAAAACGATATCTAACCAGTTTTATCAATGGCCCTTTTGATGCTGACAAGATTGATTATTTTAGTCGAGATAGTCATTTTAGCGGCATCCCGGCTCAAATTGATCTTGATAGACTTTTTTATGAGATTAAAAAGTCTGATATTTCAAAATTTGCAAAAGAAGGTTCGATTGTAAATGATTTGACTATAGGAATTTCTGGTGTTACATGTGTTGAACAAATAATTTTTAATAAAATGTTTTTATATTCTTCTATTTACAACCATCAGAAAGTTGAATCATTGGACTGCATGTTTAAAGGTGTATTTGAGTATATTATCGATAAAAAAATTGAAGTTAAGGTGTTTGATAAAGTTCTTGATTTTAAAAATCCAGTCAGTTTTCTCTATTTTACTGAATATGATTTTTATTCTTTATCAAACTCTACTAAAGATGAGAAGTTGAGGCAGCTTATTAGAAATATTATTGATAGAAAATTACTGAAGAGATCAGTTACCATAAATAAAAATACCGTTGAGTCCGGCGTATTAGGTCTTGCTTCAAATATATTTTCCACAGATGCTAACAGATTAGAAAAGGAAAAAGAATTGAGGAGCCTGGTTAAAATTATTCATAAAGAAGCAGGAGTTGATTGTGAAGTAAGTGAAATATGGATTGATATTCCAAAAGCACCAACTTTAAAAGAAGGTTCCATGCCGTACGTTCGAGTTAATAAAAATAGCCATAAAGAATTTGGAAAAATCAGTGATTTTTTCCCTTTTAGCCAGTTTCAAGAATTATATACCCAAAATAAAAGAAGTTGTTATGTGTTTGGTCCTGAAAAGTATCTGAATGAAATCGCCGCAGCAGCGAAAAAGATATTTAGCAGGGAATATCACATTGAGTTGAAAGATACTGCTTTTAAATATGGTTGCAATAGTGATGAGTACTCAAGCACCTTGAATGATATCTCTGCTGTAACGGCGAATTCCATTAATACGAGCCTACTACGCTCGTGACGTCCCCCTAGGAAAAAGTGGTACTACCCTGGGAACACTTTTGGTACCACTTTTTAGACAGGGTAGACAAAAGAGACGTTTTCTAGTGTTAATATCAGAAACATATGATACTATAGTGGTGTAAATGACACTAGACAATAGCCTAGAATTCTTTCCCAAGCTCGTGACGAGGGTTCGACTCCCTTCAGACGCTTCTCTTTTTTAGTTATACACTGTAAGGCTTTGTGAAACCCGTGTACGAGTAGCACGGGTTTTTATTTTGAAAAATGCCTTGACTGACAACAGGAATGACAACAAAATACAAATATGCGACAACAATACACGTTATACAAGAGATTCAATGACAACAAAAAATTCAGTTGGTACTTCACCTACTACAACGTAGACGGCAAGCGGTTGTACAAGGCAACTGGTAAAACCAAGAAGTATGAAGCCCAACAGGTAGCGGAAGATTTCATCGCTTCACTATCTCCGCAGTCAATGAATCTGAAGAGGTATACGGAAAACTTCTTCAAATGGGAGAGTTGTCCATGGATACGACGACAGCATGCAAAGGGTAAATCCTTTTCGGAAAGCGTTGCCCGTTCACGCAGAAGCCACCTTGACAACTATATTATCCCCAAGTTCGGGAACAGAAAGCTGGAATCATTGAATAGGGTAGAAATAGAAAATTGGTTGATCGGTCTTTTAAATCATAAAATTCCAAAAGCAATATCAAACAAAGAAGCCTTACCAGTCCAGAAACCTTTGTCAAACCAAACGAAGAATCATATTCTCTACACGTTCCGCATTATTTTAAAAGAAGCCGAAAGAGAGCGCATCATACCGTTCAATTGTCTTGCTACTGTAGAATCCATGGCTAACAGTTCGAAGGAACGGGGAGTATTCACTAAAGTAGAATTGAACCTGTTGTTTCCCGAAGATATCGAAAAGATGATTTCGATTTGGGGAAGGAAAGAATATGCCTATATGTTTTATATCCTTGCAACTACCGGATTGAGATCGGGAGAAGTAAGGGCATTGCAATGGAAACATATAATTTGGAATGATCAGCGTAATGGACTACGCATTGAAAGAGCTGTAAAGGATAACGATACTTTCGGTACAACCAAAACTGGACATTCCAGAGTTGTCCTACTTACGAAGAAAGCGGATGAGTATTTGCAGGATTGGTTGAAAGAATCCACGTTCGACCAGATGAACGATTTGATCTTTTTCGGTAGTGAACGCACCAAGTCTGTAACCAGAAAAACCATGTCCCGACATTTTAAGCAAGCGTTAAAAAGAACTGGTATTGAAGTTGGGAATAGGAATCTTGTCATACATAGCTTCAGGCACACCTACAACACGCTTCTACGACCTTTATTGCCTAAAGATGTGTTGCAGTCCATGACGGGGCATAGAACCGATTCTATGACCGATAGGTATGATCATCCAAAGATACAGGATGTTTTTGATCAATTATTATCTTTTCAACATTCATTGGATAGTTTTGTCTGAGTCAATATTTAAAAGTCATCACAGCCAAGCTGTGCTATAATTTCTTACAAATATATTTTAAAAACTTCGAAAAGGGATGATAATTATGCCACTCGCTTACAAAGATTTAGACGATCCGAAATTTGTGTATCAAGCTTTACTTGGGTATGGGCTATTTGCTGATATGCTTCCCCCTTGTTTTCAATCTGAGCAATTGTATAATTACTTAGCATCAAAAGTGCCACGAAGATATAGACCCCATTACTATGTTGAATATCGTGCCACAAGGAATGTAAACACCCCAAGAGTACTAGCTATTCCACACCCTGAATCTTACTGGGCACTATGTCATTTTCTTAGTGCGAAATGGTTATTAGTGAACGAATTTATTGGGCAAGTGCCCCAGAAATTCAATTTCTGTCATGTGCGAAGAAAGAAGAATACCAATTCAATTTTTGATATGAATTATAAAGGTTCAGATCGATGGGATGAAGAAGAGATAAAAATAAATCATTCTCTAGGATGTAAATATATTGCTATTGCAGATATTTCGAATTGTTTCGGTAGTATTTACACACACTCGATTCCTTGGGCAGTTAACGGCATTGAACAAGCAAAAAATTCTCACAAAAGTTCACTTAACTTTCCAAAGAAATCAGGAAAAACTAAGTATAGGGTATTAGACTCTTCTGGATATCTGGATGAAAACTGGGGAAACGATCTGGATATATTGGTGCGTAATATTCAGGATGCTCAAACTAATGGACTGTTAATTGGCCCTCATCCTTATAATATTATTGCAGAATTAATTCTAACAAGGATTGATATTCAACTTTCACGGAAGGGCTTCATGAATGTTACTAGGTATATTGATGATTATCATTATTATGCAAAAGATGAAACTGACGCACAAAAATTTATTAAGTGCCTTGAACTTGAGCTGAAGAAGTTCGAATTGACCTTGAATAGCAAAAAGACGAGAATTGAATTATTCAAGGATTTTTCTAATGATGATTGGATAGGTAAACTTTCGCGATTTCCTTTTCCCACATTGTTTCCTGAGCAAAAAGGAATTGGATTCACTTCGATTAGTTCTTTTATTGATTTTGCCCTTGATCTCGCAAATGAGAAGGGTAATTATTCCGTTCTTAACGTGGCAATAAAGATTGTTTCTAAGAAAAAGCTATCTGATAGAGCAAGGAAACTATATATCCTTAGGATTCTCCAATTATCACTGTTGTATCCGTATCTTTTACCGTACTTGGAGGAGCATGTCTTTAAATTCACTGACGATTATGGTTTTCTTGAACGATTTCTTCCTTCTTTATTCAGACAAGGTCAATTATCGGGTAATAGTGACTCCCTAAGCTATGTCTTCTATTTTGCAATTAAATTTGGTATTAGAATGGAAATTAATAATGGGGACATTGATTCTATTCTTAATGCAGATGATTGTATCTTGCTAGTTCTAGCATATCGATACGGTAATTATTCTCAAAATAATGAATTGATGGATAAAATCAAACAATATGCTTTAAGTATTAATAACCTTCCAGATGATAGAATTAGAGATAAGTATTGGATGTTACTTTATGAAGTTCTGGATGCCAGTTTACTCTATTGTGATTTCTTAAAAGAATTGAAAAAGAAGAACATTTCTTTTTGGAGATAAACCTCTACATATAGCATCGACATGTTTTATGCTTATTTTCAATTAACTCTATAAATCATATAAACTAATTCTCTGTTTATTAGTTTTGTAATGCTTTCCTTCTGACTCCCATTTTTTTAAGATACTTGCTTTATAATGTTCATATTCCTCTTCAGTTATATGAACCTCTTGTTTGAACATTTTCAGCAATCCTGAATTTTTTCCATAGAACCCCCACCATCTTCCAACATTCTCGTATTCTTCCGGTACTTTATGTTGATATTCTTTTGCTTTTCCTTTGTTTTTCCCGATGTACCATACGAGGTAACAGACCAAGCCTTTGGTATTTTTCCTTACACAATCGGCTTCAATGCAGGCTTTACTATGCTTTTCGATTGCATCCTTCTTTTCCTCTTGCAGATAATCCGTTTGGATTGCTATCCATTTCGATACCAGATTATTCCATGACTTCAATGCCCATGATCTCAATTCTTCCAACGGTATTGGAGTTCCTGATACGAGAATCAAATGGAAATGGGGAGCCCCTCTTCTTTGAAATTCCATTTTCCATGGGAAGGCTATTCCTCCATAAGCTTGGCCAAATTTCTTCAATCGTTTTGCATATGCATCCAAATGCATTTTTAGCACCTTCCCATCCTTCGGATAAATCGAAGGATAGGTTAGTGTCAGTTCACGAATTGTATCTTGAGGAATAGTATTCCAATCCATTGTCAGCAATGCTTCAAAAAATCTTTTCCTGCTTTTCATTGAATATTCGACAATGCTTGATCGTTCGTTAAACGATTTTCTCACAGGAGGTAGATACATCGATTTCTTGACTATCAAGGCATGATGAGATATCTCCATTTTATAGGTAATTTCTCCACGTTCACGATAAAACGCATCCCTGATGTGATGGAATTGCCAAGACTGTGGGAAACCGTTCCTTTTCTCATATTCCGATGCTATCGTTTTTTTGTAGTATTCGCCTTCATGACGAACGTAATCTCTTTGTTCTTTAGATAATCCTTTCCATTCTTTCGTGTTGTTCTTCGAAGGTATACTATTAGTGGTTTTCTCCGAAACGGCGAGATATGGAACAATAGATAAACCAGCGGAGTCTTTCGACTCCTGTTCCATATCCTTCTTAGGTTTTTCTTCAGGGAATAAATCATATTGTTTCTCGTCCATATGATTCCCCTGGTACGACTGTCCGTTCGTCAATCCACTGAATGAGCTTCACTTCATTAAAACGAATACTTCCACCGATCTTGATGAACGGTATTTTTCGCTGAGAAGTGAGCCTATACAATGTTGGCTTACTGACTTGAAGCAGTGCTACCGCTTCATCGAGTGTTAGCAATTTGGTCATGTTTTCCCTCCACGGATGTGAGGGTTGCTAACAAGGGAAACTTACCATATCTTATAGATATCCTAGGGTGGGTTCGCCTCGTGCAACCTTCCTTGGCTCCCGGTAGCGCCAACTACTGGGAGCCAAAATTTTATCCTTTCCTTATTCTCCTAAATTTTTCCTTATTGCTTCGTCAACGACGGTTTTTGCAATAGAAGATTTTTCTATCTGTTGTGTGATCGAATCATGGGATTGGAATATTCCCTTGTTTGCATAGCGATTCATTGTCTCTGATGTATCCTTTTGTAACCTTCGGTATGACAACAATGTGATTTCCATCATGCCAATTTTTTCCGTGAATTCATCTTCTGATATTTTTCCAAGTCTTACGTCCCGTAAGAGTTCATAGGTTTGCTCAAATTCGGGATTGATAACCGGAAAATCTTTCGGGATTAACCCTTTCTTCGAGTACTCTTTGAATAGTTCCAAGTATTCACTTAGGATCGATTCAGCCTTTCCTGCCAGTTCTAGAAAATCGCTAAGCACCGAGTCATCCATGGTAACTACAAGCGAAACCACGGATCGTAATACCTGACTCATAGATGGACGACTTGCAATAATGGAGTTTTCTCCATAGAGCATGATGCGGTCTACAAAGGCATCTTTGATTTCATCATTCAATTCAAATGGTATTCTAGCCACCCTAATCTCCTTTTGTACAAATTTATCAATATTTTGTACATCTAGACTTACAATAATACGACATGTACAAGATGTCAACACTTTTGTACAAAATTTAATTTTCAATAGAAATATCATTAGTTTTATTTGTGTAATGAATTCTTATATGTTACGTTGTGAGCGATTTTATCAGTTTTTATGCCAAGTAATTATCATTCATAATGAATGCCTGAGGGAGAAATGTAATGGCTCGTAAAAATATTTTTGAACAATTATGTGATTTTGATCTATCGCAAGAACTTAAAGTCATCGATAAACTCATTAATGAAAACTACGTTCAAGTTGGTAGAGGGTTGAGTGGTACTGTAGTTGATACGATTGTAAACTTCTTTGATCAAAAGGTTCACCGATGGGCAGGGAGGAATACTTCCGTTTCGAATTCTGATATTCGAAGAAGATTAAATATTGACAAAATTCTTAATAAAAGCCAAATCGAGATCGAAGAAGGGCTGGCATATCTGGAATATGCTTTCAATGTAATGGAACAATTTAGGAAATATTTTGAGGATAGATTCTATGAAATAACGAATCTCGATTTGGCAAATGATAATTGCCAAAAAATTAGTGAGAGGCTTGGATTTTCGTTCTTCCATGATAATATTATTGACACATACATATTAGCTCCAGAAAATCCTTCTGCTTTAGTAGTTGCAGAACTTCTTTCAGAGGAGACTTCAACATTACTAATGAAATATCATCATTATTTACTTAAAGGCGATTTACAGAAGAAGAGGGATATCCTTTTAGCGATGGGTGATAAATACGAACCTCTTATTGAAGAGTTTAAGGCTTTAAATCAGACTGAACTTCAAAGGGATATTAGCTTTTGTCTTAATAAATTGCACATCAGGCATAATAATAAGAAAGGTGCAAAAACATTTCCTCCTACTGAAGATATGCCAGATTCAGAATTAGAAGAATGGTATGACAGAACATATGATTTATTACTACTAGGGTTTATGTATCACGATTATTTAATAAATAAAAAGGGGTTGGTTCATCAACTAAGAGTTCGGAAAGATAAAAATTGAAGCCTGTAATTAATATTGATCAACATGACAACAAAATGACAACAAAAAACCTAATTATGAAGAATGAAGATTAATAAAGATTTAGTATAAAAGATAAATTAAGAATTTTTAAATCTATATATTTTAATTAAATAATAACTACTAATTATAAATTATGAATAATTCTAATAAATGGTCATAATGGCTTCCCAAGCTCGTGACGAGGGTTCGACTCCCTTCAGACGCTTGCTTTTTCTCGTTATACAGGGGCGTTGGGTTGCATGTGGAGAATCGTGTAGAAATACACGGTTCTCTGCTTTTTTTTCCCCAGCTGGTGCGGCATCCTTCGAGCGAAGTATCGGCAAACTCCATTTCCCTTCAGACCTTTGCCCTGCCACAACTGATTTTTCCGCGCGAACAAGACCGTGATTCCGTTATTCAAGACCGCCGTTCCGTACAACAAGACCATTTGATCGTCTGATACAATTCCGCACATAAAGACCGGAATGGAATGGCCATGGTAGAC